ACTTAACACATTTTCATTAGTTCTTTGTTCATAAATTAAGAATAGCTGTTGAATAACTCAACGTAGGTCCCTTAACAAGTGAAACAAATAACGAACCAGTACTTTACAACACGTCTGCATTACTCCCAAAGCAGCAAGCACAGATATGATATTCTGTTTAATAACAGGAACAATCGGCTCCCTAGCCGTTCAGATTTATGCTCACTACAAATATTCACAACGCCCAGATGAATACCAAGAATTTACAAATGGTATGATGGGAGTGGAAAATGTAGAGGAGTTATCCACTTACATGGTGGAAACCACAGGACAAACAGCGTTATGTGTTGTAACGGCTCCTGAGCTGCCCGCCATGTTTCAACGGCGAGAACCGGAACAAATCAAAGACAGCACGGAATTCTTGAGAAGATTCTTTGCCCAACTAAAACCCCAAGACGATCAGGATGCGATCGTGGTAAGTTCTAGCTCGCCAAAACCCAGGGTAGGATTCAAGGAAAATGATGGCAACATCAAGAATCCGACGTCTACTTATATCCTAGACAAAACCAGGGTTACCAACCACCGTCGGGTAATGTACCGTCAAAGAAACAATTTCACTAAAGCTCTGGTAGCCCATGTGAAGATGTCGATTGACTGGAAAAACAGAGACCCAGCCAACGAAAAGGTCGCACGTAAAATGATCAAAGATGCCATGAATGAACATGGTCTTAGCTTGACAGACTCAAACCGCACCTTACCTATTGCAATTGAAGCAGTGTTCTTACCGAGCGATGCTGAAATTTATGCCAACGACTGGCGGCATAGTCGCGCAGCTCGTAACAGAGTAGCTAGATACTATGCACCAGAAGACTATAACGGCAATCTAAGTTACATACGTTGGATATGGAATTGCATAACAGGCTATTCCAACAGAAGGCAAGATGGTGGTAGACTCAACACAATGGATCAGTCATTTGACACACCGTTGGGGTTGAGACCCGACGCGGCTCAGCAGCATTCAATGGTCTCACGACCATTGTATGTTGACTGAGGACGCCTGGTACGCGTTGATGGGGTGTCAGTTAAGAGTTCACTGACGCATCCGCGCCTCATCACGAAACGCTACCCAGGCGGAGCGAAGACCCGGTCATATGTCCATCTGGAGGGGCTATCACCTGACAAGGGTTTGGGAATTTTTAATGGTGATATAAATACTCTAGAATGTGCATTGTTGGAGAGAATGTACTATTGCAAAATAGACGGTAGATTCGTCGTACCACCATTGGTACGAGACGATACGTACAAACAATTAAACAAATTTAGAAACAAGGTGATCAGACATGTTGGCAGTCCTTCCGTGTTAACGCTACAAGAAGTAGTGGATACATATACCGGCCGAAAACGCACCATCTATGAGAACGCTTTTAAATCGTTGTGTACTAAATCCGTAAATAGGAACGATGCCGTTAGTGTGGCATTCGTGAAGGTGGAGAAAGGTAAACCAGGCAAAGCACCCAGGTGCATACAACCACGTGATCCAAGATATAATTTGGTGGTGGGGAGGTATATAAAGGCGCTAGAGCACAAAGCATATAGTGCCATTGCAAAGGTTTTTGGAGATGGACCTACAGTGATGAAGGGATATAATGTGGAACAGATAGGCAACATAATATCAGCAAAGTGGAATTCATTCGACGATCCCGTCGGAGTCCCAATCGACGCTGTGAAGATGGACATGCATTGTTCGAAACAAGCATTAATGTGGGAACACTCAACATACAACATCATATTTAAGACGATGGAGCTAAAGAAGTTATTAAAGTGGCAGATCGAAAACAAGGGGCGGGGATACTGCTCCGATGGAAAACTGAAATATGAAGTGGAGGGACGTAGATTTTCAGGAGACATGAACACCGCATTAGGCAACATACTCATAATGTGTGGTTTGGTGTGGACCTATGCACAGGAGCGCAAGGTACATGTGAAAATAGTGAACAACGGGGACGATTGTGTCATGTTCTGTGAGAGACGTGATTTGAAGAAACTAATGGAAGGATTCGACCAGTGGTTTTTAAGATTCGGATTTCGCATGACAGTGGAAAACGTTGTCACGGAGCTAGAGCAAATAGAGTTTTGCCAGATGCATCCGGTGGCAACACCCAATGGCTACACAATGGTGCGTAACATACGCACTGCACTTGCCAAGGACACGATGACTGTTTTGCCGGTAACCAACGAAGCGTCAGCGCGGGTTTGGTTTAAGGCAATAGGGCAATGTGGGCTAAGTCTCGCAAGTGGAATTCCTATGGTTCAATCCTTCTACCAAATGTATGACCGACAATCAAATAAGGCAACAAAAGTCGCAAAGCATGGCGCAATGCAAACCGGTATGGCAATGCTGTCTCGGAACATGGTCCACAAGTACCATGAACCATCGGACAGCACGCGTTACTCATTCTGGTTAGCATTCGGCTTTACCCCCGACGAGCAGAGAGCTTACGAATGTAAATTTGATAACTACCAAATTGATTATAGCAAAATTGTGCCGGCTGATTATAACACAGTCACACATTTCGAATTATAATCACTTTTTACAGGATACCCAAATCCAACAATCCAAGATGTCAATTAAGTATCACGGCAGATATTGTGGACCAGGATGGTCAGCTGGTAAATATCAGCAAAGCGTTAAAAGCACGGTACCACCAGAAGATCGTTTCGATGCAACATGCAAGGAACATGATGGTGCTTATGCAAAACCTACAAACAGCAAAGCAAGAAGCAAGGCTGATGACAAGTTCTTTAGGGAGAACATTGGTGGTGGCCCGAAGAGGGCTATTGCGGCGTTGGCGGTCAAGGCGACGTCTAAGATAATGCGAGCCCACGAACGCAACCCCAAGGGGTTGAGTTTCCGGGGCAGCCACAAACCACCAAAGAAGAGTTCAGCAGTAAGTAGAGCACGGGCGCGACTTGACCAGCACCCCCGGCTAACGCAACATGGCCAGTTGATTAATTCAATCACTAATAAATTAATCAGCACCAGAGACAACCCAAGTCCAACAATGAATAAAGTAACGAGACAACGCAAGAACAATGCAGTAACGAGAGCCCCAGTGGCAACGAGCAAAACAGTGCGAATGACAAAACCCAAGACCACAACACGTGGTAATGTGACCATCGTGTCGCATCGTGAGTACCTACAATCAGTCATTTCTTCCACAGGCACCAGAATTGTGACAATCAACGTAAACCCCGGAATTTCCGCGTTTAGTTGGTTGGCCCCAGTGGCCAACAGTTTTGAGCAGTACGTGTTCAAGAAACTGAAGTATGAGTACGTAAGCGCTGCCGCAACGTCAGAAAGAGGCCGGGTCAGCCTGTCCTTTCAATTTGACCCAACAGCAGACGCTCCCACAACACGTACGGACCACTTTTCTATAGTCCCGAATGTTGAGGAGGCACCATGGGAAGACATCGTTCTCAATGTACCATGTACAAATACACTCAAGTATTTGCGCCAGGGCAGCATAACGGCAGGAACATTAAACACCTACGATGTAGGTAAATTAAATATCATGTCAGCAATGAATGCCGACAGCACAACACAACTAGGTGAAATATTTGTCACATATGTTGTTGAGCTTCACAACCCGCAATTTAACAAAGCGGCAGCAGGTGAAACTCGAGCAACATCACCATCATCCACCAACCCGTTCGGTACGGGTTCATCAGTGGTATCCGGGCAATCCACAATATCGTGGGTGTCCGCAACCACAATGATGCTTAACACGACTCAACCACAACTGATCGTGTTGAGGGTAGTGGGTACGACACTGGCTCAAACAAACCCAACCATCACGCTATCAGCGGGATCAGCGGGTGCGTTCTCGATCAAGCAAAACATCATTAATGCAGCCCTTACCGAACAGTGGATCATATTCACTACAAAGGGCACACAACCTGACGATCTGATCACGGTGATTGGCGGCGAGAGCGGTACAATCTCAAGCACGATCATATACCAAGGCGTGTACATTAGTGCATAAGGCGTATCCCCCTTGTTGGGATACAGGTCCAGCAAACAAAACCAGACGATAGGTGCAAGATCTGGTACCAACCTGCAGTCACGATACAGAGACGTCAAATCGCATTGTCGCGACGCACAGGCCGCAATCCGGCACTACATGTAATGAATAAAGTACGTGCAACAACTACATAATCCTCACCTGGGAAAGACGATTAACAACTAGTCAAAAGAAGCTTCGCTACAGCTAGTTGATGGAGTTGCTCTGCATTAAAAACCCATAAAAATAAACAGTAACGATCAACCTCAAACAAAAATCCGGAGTCTTGGCAATAAGACAATGGTGGGCAGTTTTGAGTGGA